TATATTAGCGGCCAAGGCACGCAAGCTGTCCTCAACTTCACGGTCAGCACGTCGCCGCCTTCAAGCCCGCAAGTCAAAGACCAATGGTTAGACACCAATTACAACCCGGCGCTCTTTCGGTTTTGGAACGGGTCTGCCTGGGTGGTGGCGACACCCACGAACACGAACCAGCTTGCCGACGGGGCGAACCTTGGCCAAACGGCGACATGGAGTCTCATAGGTTCGCGCCCCTACAACCTCACGCAACTCGGGGGCGGCGAAGCGATTCAAAACGCTATCCTGCAAGGCAACCTGACATCCGGCAGCGTGATCCCCTACCTGTCGTCGTATATCAGCGGCCAGGGCACGCAAGCCGTTCTAAACTTCACGACGGGTTCGACCGCGCCTTCAAGCCCGCAGGTCAAAGACCAATGGTTAGACACCAACTACAGCCCGGCGCTTTTCAAATTCTGGAACGGTTTCAATTGGGTGGTGGCGACACCCACGAACACGAACCAGCTTGCCGACGGGGCGAACCTTGGCCAAACGGCAAGTTGGACCTTGGTCGGCTCGCGCCCCTACAACCTCACGCAACTCGGGGGCGGCGAAGCGATTCAAAACGCTATCCTGCAATCCCTGCTGACGGGCGGCAACGTCATTCCCTACATCGCTGGCCAAATCCAATATCAAGGCGCGTTGGCGACGCTCAACAAGGCGACGCAGCTAACCTATCTCTCGGGCAGCGTTTGCATTCAGGGCGTCATTCAAATTCGATTGGGGGCCGCTGGCGGGGTATCGACGGCCCCTGGCGATACGCTCACGATCACAGTAGGGTCATATTCTGAAACATATACCGCTGTTTCGAGTGCTCCGGGCGCGTTCCAATTTGTTGCAAGTAACAGCAACACCGCATCGGCCGCAAACCTAAGCTCGGCAATCGCGGCATATAGCTCGATACTGACAAATGTTTCGTCTTCGGGCTTTTATGTTTCAGGGACTGTGCTCGGGCAAAATATCGGCGGAACGGATACTTTCGGCGCGCATTATACGAACGTTTCTTTTACGCTGAATTTTTCCGGGCTAGGCGCGGCGACGTGGACCACCGCGGGGACGAACACGGCGACGTGGACAAATACCTCGGGACCAATCCAAGTTGCGTTGCAGGGCCTCAACACCATTGCCACGCATGGCGGCAATATGCGTATCACGTTGACGCTCACGATGACGTGGAACCAAGCTAACGGAATGTATTTCGGCCCTAGCCTTTCGCGGGCGGCGGGCTCGCCAAGCGGATCAAGCGCCTTCAGTCAGACGCGTAATTTGCTTTACGCTTCCGGGCCGGCGGGCAATGGGCCGCTCACTATCGAAATGAGTTGGACAGACACCGGCTTAGCCGGCCACGCCGGGAACGCAAAATATAATTTCCAGCTTGGCGGCGCGAATTACAATCCGGGCGCGGGATACGGCACGGTCACAGTGTCGGGCTATGAAATAGTCTTTGAGGAATTCATCTCATAGACGGGCCGCGCGCTTTGCGCTACCTTTCCGACAAGGTTTCGAATTACCCGGAGACAACCCCGTGACCATCTCTGTTAGCCCTGACGGTTTTGCGACCCTTAACGGCATTTCCGACGTGCGCAATGTTCTCTCGGAACCGCACAAGAGCGCGTTTATCGAGGGCCTGGCCTATGGCCGCCCGACGCTCGAAATGATCAACGACAGCTTCGAAACACTCTACGCCGCCGTGAAGCAGGACAAGAGCCTGTCTGGGCCTGATCTTGTCGCTGTCGCCACCGCTTGCGCACAAGTGGGCTACCTGTTTGTTGCGCATGGGTTCATGGGCAAGAGCCAGCGAGCTTCTGAAGTCGGCGCGGCCATGGAAAAGATCGTCGCCGGCACGGACCCGGCGTCGGCTGGCGGCCCCGAAATCGACGGCCGTTTCACCGCCCCTCCCCCGCCGTCCGAAGAAACGCCCCCGGCGGCCTGATCATGCGGTTTGCGTTCGACAAGTCTGCCCGAAGCTACGACGCCGACGGTCGCTTGCACGTTCGCGTGTCGAACATCTCCAAAGCCATGGTTTCGCCCTACTACGGGCGAGAGATTCCTGACGCGGACAAGCTCGGGCTAGAGCCTGCCAAGGTGTATCATTTGCTCCGCGACCCGGATGAGCTCGCAAAAGCCGCGCCGACGTTCAACAATCTCCCGCTGCTCTCGCGCCATGTTCCGGTCAGCGCGGAGGAGCACATGCCCGACTTGGTGGTTGGCTCGCTCGGGACCGATGCGCAGTTTGCCGCGCCGTATTTACGCAACAGCCTGGTAGTGTGGGCGCAACCCGCCATCGACGGCATCGAGACGCAAGAGCAACAAGAATTGTCGGCAAGCTACCGATATGTGGCGGATATGACGCCTGGCACATACGAGGGCTTGCATTTCGACGGCGTCATGCGCAATATTGTCGGAAATCACGTCGCTCTTGTGACCGAAGGTCGCGCCGGGTCCGACGTCGTCGTTAGCGACGCAATGCCAGAGGGGTTCTCTATGCTGAAGTCACGTCGCGCGCTGATGCTCCAGGGGGCTCTTACCGCGCTGATCGCCCCGAAACTGGCGGCCGACGCCAAGTTCTCGCCGGCTCCGTATCTTGTCGGCGTCAACGCCCGAAATTACGGCGTGACCACGAAGCGGCTTCCCCAACGCATTCTTGACGCCGTCGCGCCCAAGCTGGCCGCGGACGAAGGTCTTGACGTTGACGACATCATCAAAGTGATCGGCGCGGTCTCGGGCAACGGCATGGAGCCCGACGGCGACGAAATGGACGAACCGCCAGCCGTGGACGCCGAAGGCGACAAAATGGCTCAGGTCATGGCCTGGCTCAAGGGCAAGCTGTCCGACGAAGACATGGCCGAATTGGCCAAGATGACCTCGGGCGAGGAACCGGCGAAGGACGCCGACCCGGCCATGGAGCCCGAAAAGAAGGGCGACGTCGTGGGCCTTACCAAGCAGAAGGACGATCAACCCGCCATGGACGCCAAGGCAGTCATGCGGCACATGAATGAAATCCGCCAAGCGGAAATCGCCGTGCGCCCCTACGTCGGCGAAATCGCCGTAGCGATGGACAGTGCGGCCGACTATTACCGGCTCGCTCTTGACGCCGTCGGCGTCGAGCACGCCACGGCCCCGGACAGTGCGCTTCCGCACATGCTGGCGCTCTGCCCCAAGCCTGGCTCGACGCCCGCCGCCGCCGCGCCCCGTGTCGCCCTGGACGCCGCTTCGGCCACGTCCTACCGCAAGCGCTTCCCCGAAGCGCGCCCCCTCAAGACCGCATAAGGGCCGCTTCCGATGAGCTTTCAAACGCAAGTCAACGTCAACCCGGCCTTCGCTGTCGCGGGTGACTTCGCTTCCGCCAATCCTCGCGCCGTTGCGCCGGCGGGCGGGGGTCAATTCGTCACCGCGACGGGCGGCCTTACCGTGGGCCGCTTCGCTTGGTCGGACCCGACCGGCACGACCGCGTCAAATGCCGGGTATGGTCTTCCGACGGGCTTCGTGCCGCGCATTCCGGGCAACGCGCTGATCACCACCTTCCTTGCCGAAGGGTCGAGCGTCATTCCGGCGGGCTTCCCCTGCACGATCTTCGACACCGGCGATTTTTGGGTTACCAATTCGGGCTCGACCCCGGTCACTATCGGCATGAAGGCATACGCCAATTATGTCACCGGGGCGGTCACGTTCGCCGCCGCAGGCTCGCCGCCGACCGGCGCAAGCACGACAGGCTCTATCGCGGCCTCGACCTTCTCCGTCACCGGCTCCATCGCGGGCAACGTCCTATCGGTCACGGCGGTTGGCTCGGGCACTGTCGTCAACGGTGCGACCATCTCGGGCACCGGCGTCGTGTCGGGCACCAAGGTCTCGGCGCAGCTTACCGGCACCGCCGGGGGCGTCGGCACCTATCAGGTGGACACGCCGCAGACCGTGGCCAGCACGACCGTCAGCGGCGCGTATGGCACGCTCACCGTCACGGCGGTAAGCTCCGGAGCCCTGGCCGTGGGCGACGTCCTGTCGGGTTCCGGCGTGACCGCCGGCACTTACATCTCGCAATTCTTGACCGGCGCAGGCCAGACCGGCACTTACGCCGTCTCCGTCTCGCAAACGGCCAGTAGCACGACCATTTCGGCCACCTCGGCAATCGAGACGAAATGGTATGCGCGGAGCTCCGCCCTTGCTGGCGAGCTTGTCAAGATGTCGTCTCGCGCTCTCGGCTGATAAGGAAAACCCATGCGCCGCAATCCTGAATTTGCCGCTCTCGCCCGAGACTACGGCATTCACTTCCCGCCCGAGACGTTCGACTACATCCCGGAGGGCTTCGCCAACGACTCGGCCTTTGCGTTCGACGCGCAACCGACGCTTGTCACCACGTCCAACGCGGGCATTCCGAATTGGCTCACCGTCTACACCGATCCGGAGATCATTCGGGTTCTGGTGACGCCAAACAAGGCGGCGGAGATTTTCGGCGAAGCCAAAAAGGGCGATTGGCTGACCGACACCGCAGCCTTCCCCGTCGTGGAAAACACCGGCGAAACGTCGTCCTATGGCGACTATTCGACCAACGGTTCAAGCGGCGCGAACGTGAACTTCCCGCAACGCCAAAGCTACCATTACCAGACGGTAACTCAGTGGGGCGAACGCGAAGTCGAACGCATGGGTCTCGCCAAGATCGGATGGGCCGCGCAAAAGTCCATCGCTTCGGCTATGGTTTTGGACAAATTCCAAAACAACAGCTATTTCTTCGGCGTCGCCGGCCTGGCCAACTATGGCATCCTCAACGATCCGAACCTGACCGCCTCGCTTCAGCCCGGTCCGAAGGTTTATGGGTCGAATGCGCATGGCCCATGGATCACCGCCGGCGTGGTCACGGCGACCGCGAATGAAGTCTTCACCGACATTCAATCGCTGTTCTCGCAACTGCAAGTGCAGGCTCCGGACATTGCGTCGCTCGACGCGCAAATGACGCTGGCGCTGTCGCCGGCTTCGCAAGTTGCGCTGACGGCCACCAATAGCTTCAACGTCAACGTTGCCGACCTGCTCAAAAAGAATTTCCCGAATATCAAAGTTAAGACCGCGACGCATTACGCGACGGCCGCCGGCAACGTGGTGCAACTGATCCTTGACAGCGCGGAGGGCCAAGACACCGGCGTGTGCGCTTTCACGGAAAAGATGCGCGCCCACGCCGTGATTCCCGACCTTTCCGCCTGGGCTCAAAAGAAGTCTCAAGGGACGTGGGGTTTCATCCTGAAGCAGCCTTTCGGCATCGCTTCCATGCTCGGAGTCTGATCGACCACATGCAAACCGTCACCGTCGCTTGCAAACTCCCGAACGGTCTTCATATGGAGATCGCTCGGGAAGGTCAGCCCAAGGTCCGCTTTACGCTCAACGGCGCGCGTCGCCGCGTGGACGCGAACAACCGCGAGCTCAACGTTGAAGCTCACGACGTGGCTTTCACCTACGGTCTGACGCACGGCATTCCCAAGGACTTCTGGGACGCCTGGATTGCGGAGAATGAGCATTACGGCCCCGTTGCCAATGGGCTTATTTTTGCCCAAGCCAAGGAAGCCGATTCCAAGGCGATGGCTCGCGAGCGGAAAGACCTCAAGTCGGGGCTGGAACCGATCAATCCGGAAAAGCCCGACCCGACCGGCAAGGTGGTTCCGCTCGACGTTCCGCGCAACTGACGTCATGACTGTCGCGGTCTTCGTCGTCGCGGACTGGCGCGTTCGGTTCCCTGAATTCTCGAATGTGTCTGACGACGAAGTGAACGACTGTTTCACCGACGCGACTATGATCCTCGACAATACGGACGCATCGCTTGCGCCCTGCGATCCGGCGACCTATCTCCCCCGCCTTCGGTATCTCTGGCATTTGACGGCGCACCTGGCGCAACTCTATTTCGGCTCGACTGTGCAAGCGCAATCGCGCGTCGTCGGGCGCATTTCGTCGGCCGGGCAAGGTTCCGTCAATATGTCGGCGGAATACAACGGCCCGCAAGCGGCGGCCTGGTATAATCAAACCCAATACGGTGCGACTTACTGGAACATGACGCGGCAACTTCGCACCTTCCAGTATGTGCCGGGAATGTCTGGCCCCGCATGTCCGCCGCGACGTTGGTAGGTGGCGACGCGCTCGCTAAGGCGCTGGCGGAGCTCGGGGCTCGCCTGGCGCAACCGGGTGAACTTCGCGTCGGCTTTCTGGAAGACGCCACCTACCCGGACGGGACAAGCGTCGCCATGGTGGCCGCCGTCCAGAACTTCGGTGCGCCGGCACGCGGCATTCCGCCACGCCCATTCTTTTCGAACATGGTGGCCGCCAAATCGCCGAAGTGGGGCGATAGCCTGGCGAACATTTTGAAGCTTCAGGATTACAACATCGGCAAGAGCTTGGAGCTCATGGGCGAAGGCATCGCCGGCCAGCTTCGGCAATCGATCCGCGACACCAACGCGCCGCCCCTGTCGCCTATCACCATCGAGCGCAAAGGGTTCGAAAAGCCGCTGATCGACACCGCCGTTATGTGGAACAGCATTTCCTATGAGGTCACGACCGGAGGCGCTATAGTGGCCAAGGGCGGCAAGACCGCCAACGCCCCGGCGGAGGTGGTCGGATGAACCTAAGCGCCATCGTCGGCCCCCTGATGGACCCCATCAACGCGCCCTTCGTCGGTTCGATTGTTTCGAATACGGGCTACGCCACGGACGCCGCCGGCCACCGCGTCGAGACGACAACCACGACCGCCAGCGTGACTTTCCGGGTGCAAGCTCTGTCGAGCGACGACCTTAAGCAAATGGACAGCCTCAACGTCCAAGGCATTTCGCGCGCGGTCTACATCAATCAGCGCGTCCAAGGGCTCAACCGGCCGGCCATGAAGGGCGGCGATTGGCTCTTGATCCCGACCGGCCTCACGTCGGCCAGCGAGGGCGATACCTGGCTTGTGACGCAAGTTTTGGAGGGGTGGGATTCGTCGGGGTGGTGTAAGGTAGCGGTCACGTTGCAGAATCCGCCACAAACCCAATGAACGCTATGCAAATTTCGCGCAAATTCAGGGAAAGCGACGCCGGCTATCATCATTGGTGTGCCGGATGCAACCGGCTGCACACGTTACCCAAAGGGCGGGGCTGGACATATTTCTCGCCGGGTGACGGTATGTCCGCAATACCTAGTTTTCATCTGTCGTGGCAAAATGAACGCGTGTGTCACTATTTTCTGACGAATGGTCAAATCGATTATCTTGCGGATTGCCATCACGCTTTGCGCGGGCCTCAGCCTGTCCCTGACCTTCCGGAAGACTATCGCGATTTCGAGCGCGAGGTTCCCGCGTGACCAATTTCGTCCCCTCGATCACGCAAGACGATTGCCTCACGGCGCTTCGGGCCTTCCTCCTGGCCGTGCTCCCCTCGGGGACCGAAGCTTTCGTCAATCAAGGCAACCGCGTTCCGGAGCCCAAGGCGGCCGACTTTGTCGTCATGACCGAAGCGCGCCGGGACCGTCTCCGCACCACCGTTGCGGATTGGGACCGGACGCATTCGACCGATACGACGATGACCTATGAGGAAGGCACGCAGTTGACCTTTCAACTCGACGTTCACGGGTCGATGGGGTCGGACAATTCGCAGATCATTTCGACGCTTTGGCGGTCTTCTTTCGCGACCGAATTCATGCGGTCAAATGGCTATGCCGTTGCGCCGCTTTGGTGCGACGAAGGCAATCAAATCCCTTTCATCAACGGCGAAAAGCAATGGGAGGACCGATGGATTATGAGCCTCACCATGCAAGCAAATCCTGTTGTATCGACACCACAAGATTTTGCGGCTACATTGACCCTCGGATTGATCGAGATTGACTCCACGTATGTGCCTAACCCCCCGGTAGGCAACGGGAAGCTCGACTTTTCCAATGCAGACGATAGCGCACTGATCTCCGTCATCTCTTTCTAGGGTTCGCAAAATGCCGTTTCCGACGATTCAGGTCACACAGGGAACCGGCACGACGATCAACACGCTCCCCCCTGCTGGCCAGAACAGCGCGGCGGAAAGCCTTCCGGTAGTCCTAGCTTCGGATCAAACGCTTCCGCTCCCCTCGGGCGCGGCTACGTCGGCTTTGCAGACTACGGGCAACAATGCGCTCGCCGTCATCGCCGGGGCCATCACGGGGGGCGTCCTTGCCGTCTCGACTTCCGCCCTCCCGCTTCCCTCGGGCGCGGCAACGGCGGCTTTGCAAGTCACCGGGAACAATGCGCTAACGACCCTGGCCGGAATTGTGACGGGCGGCGTGGCGGCTGTTTCCGTGGCGACGCTTCCGCTCCCCTCGGGCGCGGCTACGTCGGCTTTGCAGACCACGGGCAATTCCTATCTTTCGACCTTAGCCGGCGTTGTATCGGGAGGCGCGGCGGCAATCTCCGCAGCGTCTCTTCCGCTCCCCTCGGGCGCGGCTACGTCGGCTTTGCAGACCACGGGCAATTCCTATCTTTCGACTCTGGCCGGCGTTGTATCGGGAGGCGCAGCGGCAATCTCCGCAGCGTCCCTCCCGCTCCCCGCAGGCGCGGCGACGTCAGCCAATCAGGCGACTATGATCACCGCCATCAATCAGTTGCATACCGACTTGATTGCGCCGCTTCCTTCGGGAACCAATTTGATCGGGGCGGTCAACCTCGACATTGCCGGCGCGGCGGTCTCACAAACCAATCCGGCATATACGTCGCCTTCGACGGCTCAAGGTTCGACCACGGCCGGCCAATATGGCAACTTGACGCTTGCCGCCGTCACCACCGCCGCCCCGTCCTACACGACCGCTCAAAGTTCACCCTTGTCGCTCACCGTAGCGGGCGCGCTTCGTGGCGACATGTCGTCCTACGCGGGAACGGCCCTTACCGGCACCGTGACCGCCTATGGGACGGCTCCGTCCGGAAACGTGTTCGGCGTCAATGCGGCGATCACGCAGGGCACGCTGACGACCGTCAGCACAGTCACTTCGTTGTCGCAAATTGCGGGCTCCGTCCCGCAAATGAACATCGCCAACGGCTCGACCAACAAAGAAGTCGGCGTTTCGGTGGCGACCGCCATTTCGCAGACCGACGTGAGCGCGGGCGCTTTTGCTGGCGCGGGCAGGGTCAACGGTACGATCATCGCTTCGGCGGCCGGCTCGGGCGCGTGGGTATCGGCCGAAATTAACGTTTCGACCTTGACGCTCGGGACTGCGACAGCGGTCTTTGCGATTCTTCAGGAAAGCCGCGGCGGTTCCAATTTCTCGGACATTTGGACTTCTGATCCGATCACCACCACGAGCACTGTCTCCATGCCGGCGCTCCCTGTCGGCGGCCGGCGACGGTGGTCTTTCTTCTCTTGTGGCGGAACGTCCACCACCGTTACGGCCACAATCACCGCTCTCGAATTGCCCCCAATGGCCGCGCCTTTGGTGCGCCAGGCGCGCGACTTCTATGCGGCCACCAACCCGCTTGCCTCGATGTTCAATTCGACGGCGCTCACCGCCTCAAACTTTGTGCTCTCGACCCTCAACAGCGCGACGACGCCGCTTTATGTCGAAGGCACGAAACTCGTCACGGCTTTCATGATCCTAGCCGGCAGCCCGACCGTTACCACACAGCCCGTCGTGACGATGCAAGGTTCTATGGACGGGACTAACTGGTTTACGATCTCGGGTTCGACAATGACCGCGGCGGGGAATGGCATGTATGCCGCATCGGTAGCGAATACCGCTTTCAAGTGGGTCCGTCTTGCGGTCACGACGGCGGCGGCCTACTCCGCCGGCTCTTATACCATCTCGAATATTGGCGTAAACGCGGTGAACTGACAGCCGTATCGACAAGGCGGAAACTTCCCGCTAGTATGGCGCAAAGGTCTATCCGGCTCGAAGGCTCTGAACGATGACGCAAGCGATTCCCGCCTCCCTATTCGTCAGCGTTTCGCCCGGCGTGATCTCCGCCGGCGGATCGGCGCTCGACGTCGTCGGTCTCTTTCTCACCAACTCGACGCAAGTCCCCATCGGAACTGTGATCAGCTTCGCGTCGGCCGCCGCCGTCGGGACTTACTTCGGGCTGGCATCGGCGGAATACGCCGCGGCGGTGGTCTATTTCAACGGGTTCGACAATTCGCCCAAAAAGCCCGGCGCGGTCAAATTCGCCCAATACAACACTGTCGCGACATCCGGGTATGTGCGCGGCGGGGCGATCACCCTGGCGCAAGTCCAAGCGATCACCAGCGGCACGCTCTCGATCACGCCCGACGGTGGCGCGGTCAAAACGTCGAGCTCGCTGAACCTGTCAAGCGCGGTTTCGCTTTCGGCCGCGGCGGCGACAATCACGGCGGCCTTCACGTCTCCCGGCTTTGTCGTCACCTACGACAGCCTTTCCGGCGCATTCGTCGTTACGTCCAATTCAACCGGCTCGACAAGCTCCATCGTCGTCAGCGCGGGCGCGGTGGCCACCGCTCTTAACCTCACCGCGGCGACCGGCGCGGTCACTTCGCCAGGGGCGGCCGCAGCGACGCCGGGCGCATTCATGTCGGCGTTGACGACCATTTCGCAAGATTGGGTCAGCTTCAGCACGCTTTGGGAGCCGGTCACTTCAGACGGCCTGGCTTTCGCTAATTGGACAAGCGGGCAGAATAACCGATACGCGTTCGTCGCGTGGGATACCGACGCGCAAGCCTACGTCAATAACTCGACAACGTCTCTCGCCTATCTGGTCAAGGCGGCCAACGACTCGGGCACGATCCTCGTTTACAGCCCGACCAACCTCGCGCTCATGGCCGCGTTCATCATGGGCGCAATCGCAAGCCAAGACTTCACGGCGCTAAATGGCCGCGTGACTTTGGCTTTCCGTTCGCAATCCGGTCTCCCGGCCGACGTGTCGAGCCAGACCATCGCCGCGCAATTGACGCTCAACGGCTACAATTGGTATGGCGCTGTCGCCACCGCGAACCAGGGTTTTACGTTCCTGTCGAATGGCCAGATCAGCGGGGTCTTCCTGTGGGTCGATAGCTTCATCAACCAAATCTGGATGAATTCGGCTTTCCAATTGGCGTTGCTGTCTTTGATGACGGCCGTCGGAAATATCCCCTTCAACCCCGCCGGCCGCAATTTGATCGCTTCGGCGCTCAATGATCCGATCAACGCCGCGGTGCGCTTTGGCGCAATTCGGCCGGGGGTCACGCTGTCGGCTCTGCAAGTCGCGGAGGTGAACAACGCCGCTGGCTTTGACATCGCGACCACGATTCAAGCGCGCGGGTGGTATTTGCTGATCCCGGACGTCTCGGCTCAAGTGCGCGCGTCGCGCGGCCCGCAACCCATCACCTTCTGGTACACCGATGGCCAGTCGGTGCAGTCCATCGCCCTCGGATCGTTGGAGATTCAATAGTGGCCACCAATACGATCACAAGCGCCGACTGCACTTTCCTGATCACCATTGCGGGGCTGTTCACTTCGCCCGTGCAGCTTCAAGGCTTCGCCGCGGACCGGGCTTTCGAAACGGCGGCGGTGGACGTCGCAGAGCTTGTTATGGGCGTCGATGGCAACCTTTCCGCCGGATGGGTTCCCTACATTTGCCCCATGACCGTCTCAGTCATGCCTGACAGCTTGTCTTCGACGGTTTTCGAGTCGTGGGCGGAAGCGGAGGTTTCGGGCCGCGTCAAGCTTCGTGCGGATGGCGTTATCGACATCCCCGGCACGGGTCGGCGATACACGCTCACCAAGGGCTTCATGACCAATTACACGCCGATTCCGCCGGCCGCCCGCGTGCTGCAAGCCCGAAGCTTCGGCCTGTCGTGGAACCGCGTTTCGGCGGCCCCGCGCTGACGTGCGAAACAGTAAGGAAATAGTGATCCCGCTCGACGGGCGCGATCTCGGCAAACGGTTCAAGATTACCGAAATGCCGGCGAGCCAGGGCGAAGCGTGGGCGATCCGCGCGCTCACCGCAATGTGTCGCAGCAACGTGGAAATCCCCGAGAGCGTGATCTCCGCCGGATGGGGCGCAATAGCGTTCATGGGCCTTCGCGCCTTTCTGTCGGCTCCCTACGAAGACGTGGGGCCATTGCTGGCGGAAATGATGTCGTGCGTGCAATCGATCCAAGATGCGGGGGTTCGGCCCTTGATCGAAGACGACATCGAAGAGATTGCGACGCGGGCTTTTTTGCGTGACGAGGTGTTCAAGTTACACGCAAATTTTTCCTTGATCGACAGTCTGTTGACTGCCGCCGCAGCGATACCGGACACCGCCCCCGCTACGCCCGAGTCTTGAACGTCCCGGCGTCAATTGCCGCCGTGATCACCGCAAACCTCGCGACGCTCCATGAACTTGACACGGTCTATGGGGTAGCCGATCTTTACCGCCTGGTGGAGATTGCCACCGTCAACGCCTTCAACGAGTGGGTTGCGAGCAATGCCGACCGTCATTGACGCTTTCCTAGTCAAGCTCACGCTTGACGGTTCCGGCTTTGAAAAGGGTCGGAAGGAAAACGACAAATCGCGCAAAGAGCTCAAGGACGGATGGGACAAGACCGGGAAAGACCTGGCAAAGAGCAACCGTGAAATAGCCGACAGCTTCACCAAGATCAGCCGAAGCGCCGCCGGCGTGGTGGCCACGGTGGTGGGCGCTAATGGCCTGGCCGAATACATCGGCAAGACCGTCGTCCAGTTTTCCAACCTCGACCGGGCGGCCAAAGCGGCGGGGCTTAGCGTTTCGCAATTCCGGGCCTTCGGCGACGTCATCGCCAAAAACGGAGGCGACGCCAACGTGGCGCGCGGAAGTGTCGCCGGGCTCGCGTCGCAGCTTTACCAGTGGCGCACCTTTGGGACCGCCTCGACGGGGCTGATCACGGCGGCGCAACAGACGGGCATTCAGTCGGGCGACAACGCGCTAGGGGCCATCGACAAATTCGCCAAATGGGCACAGGGCCGCAATCCGCAAGAAGTCAGCGCGTTCGGCCAAATGCTCGGGCTGGACGAAGCGACTATCGATCAGGCGATGAAAGGCCAGGGCGCGTTGCGCGGGGCCATGTCGGACGCCATGAAAAACCAGCCGTCGCAAGACGCCGTGACCAAGGTTCGCGACCTGCAAAAATCGTGGGCGGACTTGACGCAGGCGGTAGTGGGCGACGCGAATGCGCTCCTAGCCGACTGGTCGCCGGCCATGTCTGGCGTGCTCAAGTTGGTCACGGAGGGCATTCAGAAATTCCCGGAGCTCACCAAAGCGATCCTCTTGGCCGGCGTCGCCGCGACGGGGCTAAGCGGCTTGGGAATGGTGCGTGGGCTTCTCGGGCTAGGCGGCGGTGCGGCCGCGGCCGGCGCGGGGGCGGCAACGGCTGGCGGAGGCATTGGATCGGCGCTTTTGGGCGCGGCGCTGTCTCCGCTCGGCGTGACGGCCGCGGCTGGCGCGATCATCGCCACGCCGACGCAGCTTGCAAACAGCGACCGACCGAACAACCTGGCCGCCCGGAAAGCGGCAATCCGCAATTACCTTTTGTCGCACAATGTCCCCGGATATGCCGTTGACGGCATCGTCGCCGGCATGATGGCGGAAAATGGCGGCCTCGATCCCGGAGCGACCAACCCCACGGCGGCCGGCGATGGATCGCACGCCCATGGGCTGCTGCAACTTACCGGCGCTCGACAGGCGGCATATCGCAAGGCGACCGGCAAAGACTGGGGGTCTTCGTCCATGACGGATCAACTCGCCTGGATGATCCAAGAATTCAACGGCCCGGAAAAACGCGCCTACGGTCGCATTCTCGGGGCCGGCAATGCGCAAGGGTCGATGGCCGCTTACGTCAAAGATTATATGCGTCCGGGCGAAGGCGAAGTCGCGGGCGACCTTATGCGGGGCAATCGCGCGCTCGGGGCCGGGTCGGCCGACGTCACGGTCAACACCGGCCCCGTGACCATCAACACGCAAGCGACCGACGCCGCGGGCATCGCCGCGGACTTCAACGCTGAAATGCTTCGACAGTCCATGGCCGCGCAAGCGAACACGGGGCAGACCCCGTGACCACATTCCCTAACATTCCGGACGTTCCTGGCGTTCCTCCGATTGCTCGCCAGGCTGGCGCGGCGCTCGACACGCTGTCGGGCCTTTTTACCGGCCAGGCGAACCTTTCCAACGGGAACCTCGCCGGCCTGGTGGTCGGCACGCTCAGCCAAGCTTCTGGCGTCGTCCAGACCATCACAGGCGCGCTTCGTGGCGTCGTGGACCTGAATACCTTCCAATTCTCTGGAAGCCTGTCGGGGCCGCTCTCTGGCACAATCAAGGGCATCCTGACGGCCACGTCTCTGGACGGGACCACCGGGACGCTTTCCGGAG